TGGTCCTGCGGGCAATGATGGCGCTCCCGGTATTCCCGGAGAAGCAGGACCAGTTGGCCCAACCGGTCCCGTGGGTGCAACAGGTGCGACGGGTGCTGTTGGTGCTACAGGAGCAACAGGAGCAGCAGGGCCAACGGGAGCTACTGGTGCAGGCGTTGCTATTGGCGGGACAACCAATCAATTCTTAGTAAAAAATAGTGCTACTGATTACGACACTAAATGGCTTGCCACTCCCCTCCCTGTTGCTAATGGTGGAACAAATGCGACAGCAACTCCGACTGCTGGTGGTATTAATTACGGTACTGGTACAGCTCATGCTTTTACTGCTGCTGGAACTGCAAATCAATTTTTGCAATCAAACGCAGCAAGCGCACCCACTTGGACCTCAGGAACAGCTAGCGGTACAACAACTTTTACTGCGACCACAACAAACCCGAATCTTGGTTCAGGTGGTTTCTTTACCAACTACATGACTTATACAAGAATTGGAAATTACATTTTTGTTAATGGATTTCTTATTGCGGGTTCCATAGGCGTATCGGCTGGTTCAGGAAATTATCGTTTCTCATTTCCCGTAACACACAGCATGAGTTATGGGTTTCCAGTAGGTTTCTTACATTCTGGTGCATTACCGGGGAATTTTGGGCTTTGCCGTGTTGCAACTTCAGGGACTTTTGAAGTTTTAACTAACACTAATGTTTTTTGGACTGCTGCAAATGGACCCATTGTTGCAGGTACCCAAATTAGTTTTACACTTCAATACATGGTTTAATTTGAAAGGAAACAATGGCATTTTATTTATTAGATAACCCACCCGCAACAAAACAATTCTACCCATCCCGCAACAACGGATGGCAAGGCGGCATCGTCATCCACACCACCGAAGGTGTAGGCGGCTACGACTCCGCAGAAAACACAGCAGCGTACATTGCACGGCGTACTACACCCGGCAGCTATCACGCTATCGCTGACCTTGACGGCATCGTATGGCTAATGCCTATTACTTACAGCGCCTTTGGTGTGGCAGCACCGGGCTTCAATAGCACCTGTGTCCAGATCGCTATTGCTGCACGTTCCGCTGACCTTGATCTTGGCAACGGATACACCCCTACTGAGATTGACTTTATGGCACAGGCCATTGTTCAGGCATGGCGTGAAGCAAACTTCGACCCCATGCAGGGTCTTCAGTTCATTGGGGAGAACGTTAAGTATGGTCAGGGTCTTGCTCATCATGGGGATGTGCAGCCTGCTGACAGGTCAGATGCTTGGAGCCGGTCAGTTAAACGAGCCGAGTTCGATGCCTATCTGCTCCAACGTATCGCTGAACACGCAGGCGAATCTGCCCCCATTGCCCCCCCATTCGTCCCTCCTGCCCCTCCAGCCTCTGCCACATGGCGAGTAGGTTCAACGGGCGACAAAGTACGTCAGATCCAAACCCTCGTAGGCGTACCGGCTGACGGCATCTTTGGTCCTCAGACTGAAGCAGCAGTTCGTCAATGGCAATCCAACCTTCAGCTCACGGCTGACGGTGTATGGGGTCCGTTGACTGAGGAAGCAACTAATAATCTGTTTGCTTTTTTAGCTAACCTTCCTGCGGTACAAGAAGTTAATCCTAATAATCCTTTTCTTCAAAGCCTGAACGATGCTGTATCAAGTGTGCTACGCCCCGGTGCTACAGGTGGAGAGGTCAAGATCCTTCAGGCAGGACTTAACGGCAAAGGCTACGCCCTCGTAGCCGATGGAGTCTTTGGACCTAGGACTGAAGCTGCTGTCCGCAAGTTCCAATCCGCCCGTGGCCTTGCTGTCGATGGCATTGTTGGGCCACAGACTTGGAAGGCCCTTGTGTCATGACATTTATTTTGGCAGCTGCACAACTTCAACTAGAGGGAATTATCGCAGCTGGAATTACAAGTCTCTGTGCTCTTCTGGGAGTCATCTGGCAGTCACGAAAAACACGTCGCATCAATACCGAAGAACATAATTTCAATGCCACTAAACTAGATCAGATTGAAACTAAGCTGGACAAAGTGGACTATCGTGTAGAACGAGTCCAAGGAAAGCTGGAGGATCATCTCGATGAACACAAGAAACAAACCCTTTGAGCTGAGTAACTAATGGAGGCTGTTGATGAGTTACGTACGCACCTCGTTATCCCCGACACCCAAGCCAAGGCCGGGGTACCTACTGCGCATCTGGAATGGTGCGGGGCGTACATCGTGGACCGCAAACCAGATGTTATTGTACATCTTGGAGATCATTTCGATGGCCCTAGTCTTAGTAGTTATGACGCTGGTAAAAAAGTATTTGAAGGCCGCAGATATTTGGCTGATGTTGAAGCCGCAAACGAAGCGTTCGACATCTTATGCCGACCACTTGAAGAATATAACCGCCAACGATCCATCGTAAAACACAAGAAATATAAGCCCGAATTACACTTCCTAATTGGCAACCACGAAGATCGTATTAGTCGTGCCGTCAACGACGATGCCAAACTCGAAGGCACCATCGGCTTAGACGACCTGAACTACACAGATCATGGCTGGACAGTCCACGATTTCCTTAAACCAGTTGAACTAGATGGTGTCTGGTACGCACACTATTGGGCTAACCCTATGTCCGGTCGCCCATTCGCAGGCACAGCAGCTACCAGACTAAAAACATTAGGCCACAGTTTTACAATGGGTCATCAACAAACCTTGGACTATGCAACTAGGTTTCTGTCAAACGGAGTCCAGCAATGTGGACTAGTGGCAGGGGCTTTCTATTTGCACGACGAAGAATATAAATCCTACCAAGGCAATGCCCATTGGCGGGGCCTCATCGTATGCCATCAGGTATCTAATGGTGCTTACGATCCCATGTTCGTTGGTATGGATTATCTGTGCCGACGCTACGAAGGAATGTCTCTACAAAAATTCATGAGGAAGCTTTACTAACTTGACAACAGAATACTCAACTTTAAAAGAAGCACACAACCTTGTCTACGGAGCAAGAGGTGATCTGTACGCGCATCCCGCTGAAGATTATCAACGCACCGTTATTATTTTTGAACAGTTAACTGGTATCAAGATGACACCGGAAGACGGCATTTTATTTATGTTGGCTGTTAAAATGTCAAGGCTGGGCCACGCTCACCAAAACAATTTCCCTTCAGCCAAACGATACGACACCGTAGTAGACGGCGAAGGATACCTAGACTGCTACTGGCAGGCACTAACCCGGAAGGAAGAACAATGTCAACAACCCAACGAATCACCGACGCAGTACGAGATGCAGAATGGCGAGCTAATTCCATTGACCGACTGATCCGTTCAGCCGTCCAAGGATACGCAGCAGTATGGCTTGCGACTGGTGCGGCCTTCGAAGGGCTGGTTTCATGGGAGCCAGTCAAAGGTGCAGTCGTAGCCGTCGTACTGTCTGTTCTGTTTACGTTAGGCGCTACACAGGTAGGCGACCCAACGGTTAATAAGTTTAAGAGTGGGAGCGGTGGGGCTTGAACCCACGACTATCGGATTAAAAGTCCGCTACTCTGCCAGCTGAGTTACACTCCCCGGAATGAACGAAACAACATGGGAATGGATTCTATTCGGGTTTGAACTTGTTGGTATAACTGGAATGTATTTAGTTGGCCTACGGAAATGGTGGGGCTGGGCGATAGTCCTTGGCCACTCTATTCCGTGGGCCATCTATTCTTTTATCTACGGCAAGAGCGGCTTCATGGCGATGACTGCAATGTGGTGGACGGTCAACACAATCAACATGATTCGATGGCGCAAAGAAAAACTAGCTGCGTGAACCATGCTGCCATGCAAGAGTCAACTGACTGCTCGCACGCATCAACGTCTGTCGATCCCTAGACCGCTCGCTGTAATGCCAATGGCTCCATGCAGTATCAATTGCAGCCTGAAGCACATCAAACTGAGCTTCAGTTAAGCTCAAATTTAATTGACGCTTACCGTCACCCATTATCTATTCCCTTGTAAGCAGTAACACGTGCCACTGGGAACGTACGAGTATGACCATTGGGTCCACCAACAACAGTTACCGCCGTACCCTCATCAGCCATGCTCACGTAATGCCACACACCAGACAGACCCACAACGTCGACCTGACGGCCACGCTCAATCTCAGACCAACGAACAACAGGCTCATCCTTAGAGGGACGACCACGGCCACGCTTTACTTTAACGACTGGATCTTCCACAATTCCTCCCAAGAATCATGCCAATGACACTAATGATGTAACAAGAAAATCAAAATCACAAGGCTTAATAGGGCCAAAGTAAGTAGCTTCGCTATTAAGTAACGCATCTTTCCACTCCAATTGTGCCGGACGCATCTTACCTTTATCAGACTTTAACTCAATAAAAATTAAAGCACCAGACTTAGGGTGCACTGCACAAATATCAGGGAACCCCGGCTTACTTGTACGCACAGTTGCGTGCTGAAGCGACCGGTCATGGAACCACAGGTAACCAAGACCAGTCAGAACTGTTTCAACCTGACGTTGCAGTTGGCTTTCAGTTATTTTAATACTTGGCTCAGCCATGCTTCAAAGTTAGCACGTTTCCCATTGTCTAACATATAGGCAGCTTTACACCAGTAAACCAGCTCATTTAAATCTTCCTCACGAAACCCATTCTTAGCCCAACGGCTAGCAAGGGGACGAGGAATAAGCACACGGAGGAAATCTGTTTCCTGAGGTTGCATTACACACAACTACTTTCTAACGGTCGGTTGCCAATTAATTGAATGAAGCGTCGGCTCCCGACGCAACATCTCAAGCTCTTCGAACTCACGTTCAGACTGTGCCTCACGCTTCTTTGTCATCAAACGCTGCTCTTCTACACGGCGACGCTGCTTCTTAGTACGAGGCCCACGTCCAGCTTTCTGACGGCCATAACCCGGCTGATTATACATAATTATCCTTCAACGTACTTAGCCATACGGACTGTCCGCAACGTGGCATCTCGTAAGATAACACCAGTCTCACACACATTCTTGGATTTGCATCCAGCGCATTTCATTTTGTGTGCTTTCCATTTAGCCCATGCTTTATTGAAAGCTTCGTTAGTAGTAGATGACATAGTTTTATAGTACCCGGAACGGGGTTCGAACCCGTACACCCTCACGGGTGGGGGATTTTAAGTCCCCTGCGTCTGCCAGTTCCGCCATCCGGGTAAACCTCAAGCCTCAGAATCTTCAATCTTTTCCGATCCAGATTCTTTCATTTCATCTAAAAACTCTTCGAGCTTATAAGTGGCAAGCAACTGATCTGATAGAACCTGCACCTGCTTAGCTAAAGCACGGGCCACTAACCAAAAATATCCCACAAAGAAACCCAAAACAGCAGTCATCAACGCATAAAACAACCCGATACCACTCATGCTTTCACTACCTTTCCTTCATCAACAGCAGACCAAACCGCTTGGCCTGACAACAATCCAGCAACCTGTCGTTCAGTCAAATCAATCTGCTCACGAGGCGCATTAGGCAACAACCAAATGTCTTGATGAGGACTTGACTCAATCAACTCTGCTTCAACTACTTCATCCTCAACCTCCGAGATGCTACCTTCGACCGTCACCACGTCTACAGCAACAGGTTGAGGATTCAGCGACAGAGGTGTTCGATCACCCACATTGTTAATTGGATTCACCTCCGTCACCCCCTGATTCAGCATCATGTTCGAACCTGAACCAGAAAGAATTTCTTCCACACTCATATCAATAGCAAGCGTAGGCACAACAAACTTACGACGACCACCCTGCGACTGACGATGCTCAAGACGCAACCGACCACGCAACACGCCAGTATCTTGCAACTGACTGATCATATCAGCCATACCCGGCAGCTCTTCAGCAGCGTTCCAACCCTTAGATTCCAAACGCCACGACCCACCAAAACGTATTGAAGGTATAACAACATTCAACCGTGTGTAAGGACGGCACTCCATCTTCTGCTTAGCATCACAGATACATTGAACCATTACGGGTTCATAATCAGCGTCAAAAGATCGCTGAGAAGTTTCGCACTCAACGCCATCACAGCGCCGAACACACCCACCACCGCTCCACATTTCATAAGAAACATCAAGACCCCCGGGCATAATCCAAACAGCAATGTCATTTGCTT